GAATCCTCCGGTTACGCTATTGACGTCCCGCTCGTTTATGAGGACTTTAAGGACTTTTATGACCGCGTTCCTGACGTCGCTCTACAGCGCGCAAAAACCCAGGCTGGATTGCCCCCCTGTTTGCCTGAAACTGACCAAGAACGTGAGAGTACCCAAGCCAAGTTCCCTGGCCTCACTTACATTGGCCGAATGGAGATTTCCGAAACCCAACATCAGAGTGGCAAGAATTCGATCATTCCCTCCCGCCATTATGATGCCCTTGCTGGTGTGGAAGTTTACAACCCATACCTTGGTAGAAATGAAATCATCCAGCCTGTTGCTTTTGGTCCATCAAACTGTAGGTCGTTTGAGGAGCCGCTGAAGAAGTTCAAGCGTTATAATTTCATCCCGACCGCTGAGCGCTACATCAAGCTTATGAATGCGGCTGACCAATATGCAGAGATGATCCTCGAAGCCTGTCCTATGATGCTCTTACAGCCCCGTGTAGATATTTTCACTATCCATGAGGCTATCAATGGGATCACCACTGGCCACACTGCCACTGATGTTCCCGGCCTTGACATGACTAAGTCTCCCGGCTTCCGCCGAGGTTTCAAACCCGGCGCCCTTGGCCGCTCGTTCTATTGCGACCAAATTGACCCTGAGACCTGGGTGCCCAAACCATTCTTCGAAGCGCTCGTCATTGAGATTAACGCCAGCATCGCTCGTGGCGACATTCCTGATTCCTATGTCGTTATGCACCTGAAGCCTGAGCTCCGACCGCTCGTTGAGAAGCTCATTGAGTCTCTCGAAGGTGATGAGGAGTTTGTTAAGATACCCAAGCCCGCTCGCTTTACCAACGCTATGGACTTCGCAACAACGGTTGCCCTCCGTCGTATAACCTTGCTCGTTCCTAATGTTTACAAAGCGGGCCGAGGCCATAACGGCACCATCTTCGGTGGGGATCTCTCCGCCGCAGAAGGTGTTAAGCGCCTCCTTGCGAAAGAGATGTTCCAATATGAAGATAACACTGATGCTACGCGCTATGATGGTTCGCATTGTACCGCGTTGCATGCAGTGAGTGAGCACATTGACACTCGTATACTCCAACGCATGTACCCCTGGATGCACCGTGATATTTGCGGAATACCATCCCGCCTGTCCCACACGGCGGTTTTGGTTTTCGGACGCATGTTGTTCCTCTACCTTTGGGGCATGCTCTCAGGACACTTGCTCACTACCCCCAAGAACTGCGCTACTCGTGGCACTATCGGGCTCATGACTTATAATGAGGCCCGGGATAAGGCCATTGAGATGGGCTATGACATTCCCATTCCGACTTTCCAGGAAGGAAGCTACAATGAGTCGTATGGTGATGATTACTCCGCCATGCACTCCCTTCCCACGTTGACCAACCCATTCGCTGTCGCTATGGCAGCTGAAGTTGGCATCACGCTGACGTCCCCCGCTAAAGATGGCACGTTGCATGAACACTCGCCCATTGAGGAAAATTCCACCCTCAAGAGGTTCGTGTGGCGTGATTTCTCTGGCATGCCCCGCGCTTTGCTTGATTTGCCCACAGCTTCTCGCATACACGCGTTCATCCACGACTCGGGACATAACCGAGCTGAGGCTGAACGAGTTAATTGCGAGATGGCCTTACGTGAGTTCTTTCACTATGGCCGCGACTCATTCAATGCAGTTAAGATCGCGCTGAACGTCTCTCTCGCTAAGCATGATTGCCGATTGCTCACCCTCAATTACGATGATCTTTATCGTGATTGGTACAACCGCCTCGGTCGTTCCAAGATGTACCGTTCTTACGAGAAGGTGAAAGAGCAGTCGGGCACATCGCGAGATGTTGATGGAGCATTGTCGATATCTACAACAGGGCAAACGCTCGCCACTGCTGTGGCTTCCAACTCGGCTGTTACAAAGGTCGATCCCGAAGCCGGAGTCAAAACGCAGCAGGGCCTCACTTCCCACAACGACGCCGCTGCGATCGTTTCGACAGCCCCCGCTGCTGGTGCGGTGTCCCAGTTGCGCACAGACCTCAACCCATTTCCGCCCTTTGGAACTGAGAAGTCCCTTGAGAGAGAGTACCCGATCCTTAAGGGAACATGGCTCACAGCTGATCCTCGTTCCACCCGATATTTGGAGCTAGCGATACCAGAAGGTGTGATTGCTCTGATCCCCAACGTTCAGGAAAAGATATCTAAAGCCGAATATGGCCGCTATTCTGTCCTGATCACTGTGCGTGTAACAAGCACAGAGAATGTTGGAGGTTTGATGTTGCTCAAGCGCGTTCCGTTTTATTTCAACGATGCCAATAACGCGTGGAAGAAGGACTTCAACATCAGCAATAATGGTGAAACTATTGATGTCTCCGCATCCACATCCGCAGCAGTGCAGATGTTGTTCTATTATCAGAGCCCGGCGACGTGGATTCAAAACTCGACGATGACGCCCACGAACTCGTGTGGCTTATTGCTGTTGGATGTTGTCCACCCGCTCTCTTTTATGAGCACAACTGCCCCCACAGGAATCCCGTTCACTGTTACCGCTAAACTGGTTGACAACCAACTTTCTGGCCCAAATCCGAATGTTTCTGTTTCGTTCCCTGAGACAGTGGATCAACGCGCCGAGCAACTGATTGCTGGAGCTCGTCGCATGCAGTCATCCGGATATCGCACTGTTGGCCCTGTTAAGGAACAGGCCAAGCAAGATGCACAGAACAAGGCCATGAATAACACATGGTCTTCCGTCACTTCGGCCATTGAAGGTGTTGCGGGCATTGTCGACCCTATCTCATCGATTGCAAAATTGATTGGGATGTTTGACAAGCCGCTTAATGTTGCGGGCATTCAGCCGCAATTCAATGGTGAAACCCGTGACATGGTTAATTCCGATGGAGTTGTAAATTCTGTGTTCATGAGCAGCCCCACTCAAGCTTATGTTAGTGGGGCGTGGAATCTCATGCCTGAGACCTCTATGAGGCCCACCTGGCAGCAGCTCCTTGGCTTGCCAGCTGTGCTCTCTTATTTCACAATTCCCGGCAATGTTGCGAAGGACACAGAGATCGTTCGTTGGCTCGTGTCCCCCCGAGGCATGTTTGAAGTGTCTGCCGATAACTTCATACCTGGACCTCTTGCTTACTACTCTGCGTTCCATGCTTATTGGAGTGGTAGCATTAAGTATTGCGTCAAGATCTACGCACCCTCCACCCAAAAGATCTCCATCCGCGCCACTTGGTACCCCGATCCCACCGTCACTGGTGTGATTGTTGATGGCGATGCTGGTGATGCGTTGTCTGTCGTTTACGATATTGTTGGCGATGGCACAATTGACATCACGGCGCTGTTCTTAGCGCTATCCCCGCAGCTTCGCATGCCTGAGGCCAATGGCGCGGCCTCGAACTCGACCCACTCTGGTGTTATCATTCTCCAGACTGAGTCGGCCATTTCATCGCAATTCAGCACGTCCAATGCTGGAATTGGTGGCACCGTTTATGTTGCCGCTGGTGAAGATTTTCAATTCAGCGATATGGTCGACCCTCCGTGGGTTGAGAACATCGTGTTTGAGGAACAAGCTTCTGGCGTTGGTATGCGCAAGAAGCCAACTCGATTCCATGGTAAGGTTATCGAACAAGCGTCGATTCGCGACCACTTTGGTAAACCATTTCCAACCATGGCTCCAGCAACCCTTAAAGGCACAGACGGCATCTGCAATCCAGACCGCACCCGCGGTATTTGTGATGCGATGAAGCGATTTGCGCCACGCACGACTGCGACCACTGCAGTCATAAATGCGCCACCCTACTTTTCTAATGGATGGGTGTTTGGCGATTCTGATGGTCGCTGGCTTGACTGGGTTGTTCCCTTCACATTCTGGAGTGGCTCTAAGAACTATAAAGCCTTTCCAGTCATCGCTCCTGGTACAGCAGTTCCTACTGTTGGATACCTTAAGGTTATTAAGATCACCACTGACAATAACACCACAGGAGCTTCAAAAGGCTACGGAGGTATGGCTTGGACCGATCTGTCCAAGAGCACCTCTGCCAACTTCACTATCGCGTACAGCGATAGGTTTCCTGTCCGTGAGATTTTTGATTCTCATGGGCTCTCCGTTGGTGACAAGTTTGTGATCCTTGTTGAAAACACCAACACAACCGTTGCGGACCTTGACATCTGGGAGTCGATGGGAGATGATTTTAGTCTCTACGGCTTCCACGCCTGCCCCTTCATTTTCTATTATGCAGGGGCAAAGGCCACAACACGTCC